CAGGCATCATCCGACCATACTGTTAGGATTTTGATAGCCGCTTATAAGCCCTCGGATCTTGCCGATCATCGAGTTACCCATACGGTAAGGGCTAGGACTAAAGCCATCGATCGTCACGCCGCCGGTTTGTGAGACTTGGCGAGCTTGGAAAATATCTACTGCGAGGATCATCGCTGCCTCACGGATAGCCGGAGTCGTAGCGTATGAGTTAGTTTTTGTATCTGCTCCTACGGCTGAGCCATAAGGTAATACGCGTTGGAAATTGACGTTAGCCGCGGTCTTTGTAAATTGTATAAAGCTATAACCGGCAGGCCAATTCCAGCTATAAGGGTTCCATACAAGAGTAGGTATTTGATTTGTAGTGCCGGCGCTCCAAGGCATTGTTCCAGTGATCGTATAAGTGCCGTTAAAGGTTGAGCCGCATCCACTCAAGGTTACGCTCTGCCCGGTAGTAAAGATCATAGGGTTAGCGATCATCGCGGTAGCTACGTTATTTTGTAGGGTTACTCCTACTACGGGAGCTGAGGCAAACCATAAAAACTGATTTAGGAGATCCTGCGCCGTTTGGCAACACGTCTCGACTATATCGCTTGAGTAAAGATTTTCGATACCAAGGTTAGCGCGTAGCTCGGCCTCGGTGACGTATGTAGCAGGCATCTTTACTCCTATCTTAAAAAGGGCCGGTAGGGCTCAAAGGGCTAAGAGCCCTACCGACTATTAGTTTTTTTGCTTATGCTTTCGCAAACTTGATAATACCGTTAGGCATTTTTGCGATAGTTGCCATAAATCCGTAGATAGCGACCTGTACTTGTAGGTTCGATACTACGTTTACTGACATATAAGCCTGTGGTCCACGGTATACGGTGAAAGCCTCAGGAGCCAAAATAATAGCGGAGTTATCATCCACTGTAGTCTCGGCAAAATTACGATCTACGTAGAGATCGAGTCCTAGTACGTTACCGCGGATAGAGCCCGGGTTCACCTGTCCGGCTGCGTTCATTGGTTGGATAGCGTTATAGATTGGTCGCTTTGTGGTATCTGTAGCGCCCATTAATAGTTGCCATTGTGCACCGTTACCGATGTAGTTTTGTGCAAAGTAACCGGTGTTCTCATAGACAAGCTTTGCAGCTTGTGAGCTATAAGCAATAACTCCGTCACTATCAGCCGTAGTAGCTGAGGCGTATGTACCTGCCGCGATAAGTGCGTTAAGTACTGCAGTATCAATAGAGGTTAGGTACGCATTTTGTAGTTGATTTGTTAGCTCTGCGTAGAAATTAGGATCTGAGCGCTCTAGGAGCTCTACGGAGATCGTGTTCATACCTGAGTACTTAGATACTGTACCGGTTAGATATTGTGTAACCATACCTGTATTAGATACGGCTCCAGCCTCGGCCTCGACTGTGACGGTAGGCGCTACGCCTGACCCTCCACCAGCTGAGGTAACAAGTGATGGTACGTTAATTGTCATACCGCTAGCCGGTAGTACTCCTTGTGAGCAAGCATCGATAGCAGGGGTACCAAAACGAGTATTAGTTACAAACTCTGAGAGGTACTGGGTGGGATTAAACGCCGGATTTGTAGAAAAACTATCATCAGCTGCGGTTACGTAGAGGCGTGACTCATCGCTACCTAGTGCAGCTTTGATCTTGTGCTCTGTATATGTAGCCATAGAGACGATAGGGGTACGGACTCGCTGAGAGTCTAGTACTGATGGGCGGATGATCTTACGAGCAGCCTCGACCTTTTCAGCCTCAGCCGGTGCATCTACCGGAGTTTCATCCGGTGTATTTTCAGGGGCAGTGGTCACGGCCTCCTCCATTTCTGTTTCTGTTTCTGTTTCGATCTCTACGATAGTCGTAGAAATAGTAGTGGTTTTTTCTTTTGTACTTGTAGCAGCCTCAAGAGCTGCACGAGCAGCGGCAATATCCGTTACTGATGCACTAGAAAAGGCGGCACTCTCGACAAGTGATACCTCTTTGAGGACTGCAGCGGTAACGAGCAAGTAATCTCCCATCGGCTTAGAGGCAGTTACATCCACCCCTACGGATAAGCCGGATACGAGATTTTCTTGCGCTAGTACGAGTGCATCTTGTCCTCGAGTGCTACTCGAAAGCTTAAACGATCCATAAACTCCAGCTGTAGAGTCGCTAAAACTAATAGCGCGACCTACTGGTTTATCTTGTTGGTGCTGCATTAATAATTTAATTTTTGAGGCATCCGCATAAGTAATCGAGCCGCGCTCGAACATTACCGGGCCTGCGCTTGTGTGCCCGATTTCGCCATATGGCGCGACAAGTCCCGATACGATACGGCGCTCTGTATCTGCAGCTTGGATTTCTTGACTAAACGTTAGTAGCACTTGTATCCCCCAGCGGTGTTAATTGCTCCATCGATCTAGCTTGATCTACATCGATTAAATCGAGATTTAACATTTTCTCGATAATATCTAAACGATCTTTTGCATCAACACGTAAAAACGTATCGTCTACTGCAAAACGTACTTGATTTGATGAGTTAGTAATATCGTTCATTGAGAGGCGATCCTCGATCGCTGAGATATAAGGCTGCAGAGAATAAGCTACAAACTCTTTACGGCCATCTAAAATATTTTGGTACGTCATCGAGTTATTCATATCGGCGCTAATTAGGTAACTTGGCACGTTCATCGCGCGGCTAATTTCCGTGGCGAGGTATTGGCTAAAATCTACATAGCCCATTTCTTTAGGACTAAAGCCGATATTTTCTGCAGTGAGAGTAGAGGTTAAATATGCCGTACTGCGATTTCTACGAGCTGAGTTCCAGCCGGCTAATATTCCTTGGATCTGAGACTCGGGTAAATCTGCTCCATTATTTTTTAAGATAGTAGTAGCCATTGGAGTAGCTGCACTTACCGCGGCGGCTTTTTGTACATCCCACGCGGCTTTAATAGTAGTACTTGCAGACTGTAATACTCCGGGTAATAAAGATTGGAAAGTTACAAGCGATCCGATACCTGCCATTGGTACAAGCTGACCATCTACAAAATAATCTTTAACCTCAGTACCGTATTTGTTAGTAGTGTAAGTAACGCGATTATTAGCGACCCACTCAAAGCCTGACGGTCTGCCATCATCGGCGTACAAACTTGTAACGCGCCAATATGCGACTGCATAAAACATAAGACTATCTACGGTAGCTGCAATAGTAACGCTGCGAGGTTGGCGTTGATCGGGTTGCTCTAACCAAACCGGAGATCCTAATTTTTCACCGGTTGATTTTTTATAAAGTCCAAGATCGATCGAGGAGATTACTCCGGCTACAAGGTTACGGCAGCGAGCTACGCTACTAACTTGCAGTGCAAAATTACGATCGATACCTACGCCGTTATATCCAAAAGCGCTATTAGTGTTAAAGGATCCGTAGCCAAACGTAGTATCCATAACGGCCGGGGCATACTGAGCCTCTACGGTCTGCTTAGCAGCTGACCTTAAGCCAAGAGTTTGTAATAGTCCCATAGTCTCCATTTTTCCATATTGTCAAGCATTAGTACGGTTATAAAGAGCGTGTCTAAACGTATACTTTAGCCTCACCGAGAGGCTGAGTAAGTACGTGGACTACCATACTTAAGCCGATTGCAATATCGACCGGTCCGGCTGATTTCCTCCGGATAATTCTCCAGCTTGCATCGCTTTCCTTGGCAGCGCAATTAGCCATATGCGTTACGAGCTCATCTTGGCCCGAGTGTACTAATCGCTTGTTAGCTAGAGCCTCATAAAGATCGCCCGAGGCTTGATAACCCTTAGTACCGGATATATCCATAATTTGTATACCGTTTACCTCAAGGCGTTTAGCGATCGAGGCAGTCGTGTACTTGTCATAAGCTACGGCTCTCGGGTAGTAAACCTTGGCCCACTTAGCGATAGCGTTAGCTACAAAAAGCTCATCGATCGATACCTCCGATCTGAATATCTCGAGCACTGCTACCCCTATCCGACCATCGGGGAGTACTTGGCCCATAACGAGAGATCCATCTCGGCGGCTTGGAGCTACGTCAAAAGCAAAAATAGTAAGAGGCCCGGGTACAAGCTTTAGATCCTTATCGCCTGACTCCTCTACCGAGAGGTGCGGCCACGGGCTCGCCGTACTGCTTATCCATTGGCAGAGCATCTCGGTTTTAGTAGTCTCGATCGGCTGAGTAGCTACTGCCTCCTCGAGAGCTGCCTCGGTAACGGTGTAACCAAGTGCCGGGTTAGCAAAAGCCCAGCCTGCTCTATCGGTGATTTTGGCAAAAGGCGGAGCCGAGTACTCATAAAAGCCAAACGTCTCCGGCGGATTAGATAGAGCTCTTTCGCGTAGGTCATTAAGTACAGTACTAAAACTATCTCCAGCATTAGAGGTTAAAAGAGTTTGAGCATTAGCTTTAGCCCGAGTAGTAGGAGTAGCTGCGCGGTATCCCTCCTCCGAGATTTCGCGTACTTCATCGATATACAAAAACGAGGCAGTACGGCCACGAGATCCGTCACGGGTAGCAGCTACTACGTCTAATCGGTGCCCGTTTTTAAGCTCTATCGACTCGGTACCGTTAGCAAAACGGATCTGCTTAACTTGCCGGCTAAGCTCGGCTGAGCCCTCGATCGCGTAGGCCACTTGCCTAAAAGTATCTAAAGCCATCGATCTATTAGAGCTCATAATAAGTACGTTAGGACTATCAAATAAAAACATATGCCCGAGCATCATCATACGCGCGAGGTGAGTTTTACCTTGTTGCCGGGCACAAAGTACAAGGCTTGTCTTACGGATAAATAAATTATCCTCCGATACGACCGTCATATCTCGAATTACAAAATCCTGCCAAGGTAAAAGCGGTAGCCCGATACTTTCTGCCAGCTGCGCGATCTCATCGCCGCGGTTAGGGCCCTTGAGGTACGGACTATGTAGCCGAGGCTCAGTAGCCCCATACCGGGGAGTTATCGTCTTGGTCATATCTTTTCTAATCCTGCTCAGTCTGGCCCACACACGGACCGCTAGGGACCGTACTGGTCGTGATCGGGGAGATTAAGATCGG